CTCCCACGCGGGATTTCATGTGCCAGATGCGCGAACGTAAATGTCAGGAATGTTGACAAAATTAAAGACATTATAGTCCGTTCCAGCAGACACTGAAGTTGCAATTGTGTGTTTGCGGCTTGTTCCAAGTGCTGAGCTCGTTGAGGCCCGAAAAGCAGTGACCTTCACACCATCGCGATCAAAAGCATCAATGTTCCGAATTTTTGGTGCCAAATAATGCGCAACAGGATCTCCTGGCATCATCCTCATGTTATTATATTGAGGAAAAACAGCTGCCACAGTACCAGCAAGCTCCTTTGAAGACCAAGAAATTCCATTTGTCGAAAAACTAGCAGCTGTGACAAGAGCATCAAAACGAAGAGCATCCGCAGCGCCAAATGGAGCAGTAATCGAACCGAATGGAAAATTTGTAACACTAAACTGTGGTTTGCTTTTAGTGATCTGTAGTGAATCAGAAGCATTCATAGATAAAGCCTTCCAAACAAAAGAACCACGATATCCAGTGAAACACGCAGTCAGCAAAGAAATAGGATTGGTAGCCTGAAGATTCGTATTTGCAGCCTGAGTCCTAGATGCTGGCAATTTCTCAAAGAAATCATTCACTTTGGTGTTGCAAGGCACTGGAAATCTAGGTAAAGTCATCTGAGTTATAGTATCTGTACCTGAATTGGAATTTTCTAATGTAGATTTGCATTTGTAAAAATATGTGCGATGTAGTAATGACCTCAACGAAGGGACGCATTCTCCACCATACAGCTTGGAGATCTCTTCAATCTGAGGTCCTCCAGAAATCATTTGCATGTCTTCTGAAGTGCCAGGAGCCTCCATTCCCTGCACATTCAAAGCAGCAGCTTCAAACTCAAACGCCGCAGCAACATTTTCTGAAGGAGTTGTCGTTGTATCTTGATCTGTCCAATCAGATAAGGAGATGAGTGCAAGTTTGCTTGGCAGTGAATCATTAGTGGCAAGAACCGCACTATCAACAGTTGGACACATCAAGATCATATCTTCAAATGACATTTCTGCAATAATTTTCAAATCTGCAGTTGCATCACCACACTGCAAGTTATTCAACACATAAATCTGAAGAATGCCATTACACGTATCATACAATTGTGCTTTGGTCCAATTAAATGGATCATCACGAATTGTCCAAGGTTTAAAAGATGCCTCATTTGAAGTTGATATAGTTAATGGAAAATGGCTAGTTCTCAGCATCCCCTGATGATTCAGATATGGTATCTTAATAGTCATTTCTGTGGCTGAAGCTAGATCAATAATGTGAGTAATCTGAGCAGCGTCCTTATAAGTGGCAGACGAAGATAAACGAGCTGGGTCCCAAGTAGCTACTAGACGCCCTCTGTGAAACTGACTTGCAACCACCTTAAGTTTTATACAGCAAGTTCCTCTCCAATATTCGAATAGCTGCGAGGCATAAGTAGCTGGCGTCATAGTCAATCTAGTTGAAGATGTATTTGGCGAAGGTCTAGTACGGAATTCTGCATGCCAATAAGCAGGATGAATAGGAAATTCAGCCAGTAAAGTATCCACTGGATCTGTAATTTGCCAATCAAACACATCAACTATGGCAGAGCGAGCACAAAAGTCAGAAATCAATAATGGATCTGCAGGTTGAGCGCCAACTGTACGAGGATCGACAGTTAATTCATTTTTAGGATCTAAAGCAAGCACATCATCAGGAAATGAAGAGCAAGGTCCAGGATTTAAAAAAGAAGCTTTAGGCAATTTTGCCTGCACTGCAGTCAAGACTGGAGGATTAGACCAACCAAAATATTTAAGTACATTAGCTGTAGTTCCAGCCAAAAATTGAGTGGCCAATGCATATGGACGAAGAATAGGCACAGATTGTAACTTACCAGCAGCCTCAGCAACAGCTGACGCTTGCCCACTAGCAGACAAAGATGTTTCATATTCATCTTGCGCTTGCACATTCACCCCTGTTGGACCCCATAACTTCACATTCTCAGCCCAAGCAAAAATTGAAATGGATACGCCAGTAGAATTAGCAGTAGCTGTTGAACGCAATATTGCAATCTGTTCAATAGTCAATGTTCCCATTTCTCGCATAGTTGCTTGCCACTCAGCTTCCGTCACAGATAAATTGGTTATATCAATGGCATCTTTGTAATAAATGAAAGGAATTGTCATCTCTCCACCTGAGTTGATATGTGGTTGGATGCGGATATGTGGCCTTTGGGATCTGGCCATCAAAGTACTTTTATCTGCATCAACCAGTGAAAAATCTTGCGATGGGTATCCTGGTAACACGTCTCCAGCTATCTGACCACCAGAGAAAAAAGGATACTTATCATGCGTAGTTTGAGCCACTTTCGCATACAGAGGGCGATACGACATCATCAGCTCCCCATATCGAAAAGGTGACCCGTTCACCAGAACTTTAATCTTTAGATCACACCGTAAACGAGAAAATCCCTCAAGTTTTCGGCGGATATTAGGTGAATTGAAGTAATCAAACCATGGAGAAATGGTTGTTGCATCAAAAACAGTTGCTTCATTCCAAACAAAAGTTTCCAGCAAAAGTGGACGACTAAACCATTCTCCCAAGGGTGCTAAGTCAGAAGTCGATACAGTGGGATCATGAATGGTTGAATGACCAACACTATCTCCCTGCTCCACTTCTATAAATTTAAATAATGTTTGAGCGAGTACTCTACTTGGGTCTGATTATACTCATTTCAGACTTGCACAAAAACAAACTGTTAGACCAAGCACATTCTAAAAAGAATTTTTCGGGGATTGCCCGTGGTCTCTCAAGTTGCTGTCCCTCACAAATACCTTATGTTTGTTTTGAAATTGGCATTTGCTGGTAACTACAGCAACCGGCGCCCTTTGGTTAACGACCTGGTGCGATAGGCCTCGTTCTCTCTTCCTAAACAACCTCCAAGGAGGAGAGGCGCGAAATTTTCGCAAGCCTCTTCTCCATAAGAGATTGGTATGCAGGCAAGCCACCCTTGCTAGCTACCCACTCCTTCAAATCATATTCATGCATGCATTGAATCGCCAAATTCAAATGTTCATCGTAAAATTCTTTACCATGCTGAAATGCTTCCATCACTGAAGAAATCAACACACTCGCTAATCTGTCTTTCTCAGGAACTTTATTCTGATTGACACCTATTATGAGCATCTTGTGAATTGATTCAACTTCCAAGGGAGCGAGCCAAAATTTGTGACCATCATGCTCATGCTCAACAAAACCCCTTTTCAAAAAGGAAATTTCAGATAAATCACAGAAAGGTTTCGCCGCAGCCCCTGTCTTCAGGGCATCTGTATAAACAATTCCATATTTGGCCAGAGCTTGCGTTACGGTTACCTGATTAAAACGTTCTTGATAATCAGGATGCACAGAAATTATGTTATCATCTCCATAAGTCATTATTGCCACAGCAAGCAAAAAATCATCCAAATTTCCAAAAATATCATACCAAGCCACTCTCATATAAAGGGAATTACAAATGCTATTTATAACAACCGTGAGTCCATGACCAGATGGATTCGATCCATTCAAAACAAGCAAATCACCGAAAAAATTGACAACGCAGAAGCAACACTCCACAGCGAGGACCCACATGATGCGGATAGCGACATATGGGTAATTTCCTGAAAGGCGAGCTATCTCTATAACGATCCACCAAGCCTTCAACATGATCGAGGATCCCATCCTCTGATCATAATTGGAATAATCTCCACAGAAAATCTTCCATCCAGGACGAAAGATATAGTCATGCAGATCATCCCAATCAGGGCCAGTAGCGTCCATACCAATGGCCGCCTCACTCGCAAAGTTCCAAGTCTGAAATAAAGCTATGATAGATAAAAAGTATTTGCGCAATAAAAACAAACCTTCTACACAAATAGCTTGAAACACTCGAATCTTACCAGCTTCCAACTTTTTCTTAGATATGGGCTCATCTTTCAATGACGAATTAAAAACAAAATTAATACGCTTCCCCTCAGCAGCAATCCTCTCCATGCCATCAATCCTCTTTTTCATGAAGGGAGGTAGAGCACAAGTACCATCAGGAAAACGCTCGTGCTCAATTCTCTCCAACACTTCGAATTTAGGCTTGTTATATGGAAAACCTGCCCCCGTGTCAAATTTCATATGAGATATGAAATTATTATTCTCAGCCCCGTGCAGATTTGTTTCCTCATCAACAATAACGCACTTCCTAACTGAACCAATAGGGACTTTCGAAATGAAGCTAGACAAATAGTGCGATGCACAGACTTGCAAAATACAAGCAGGTATCAAATCCTTATGCTGACACACATTCATCAAAAAATTCCGTTTAGGCATCCAACTCCCAACATTAACTGAAGACAATACTGGCCGAACTTTTGAAGTCACATATCCAGCACTCTTCCAAAATGGGGCGAACAAATTCTCGTGAACCCTCGTAGCAAGGCGATTAAGCGCCAAACCCTTGAAAGCTCCAATTGGAGTTGCAGAATTCCCATTAGGCATATCTGCCAATCCCTCGAACCTCAGAGGGCACTTAGGATGTACATCATTATTGAGTTCAATAGGCTTCTTCCCAGGACAATCCAAATCCAAGGTACCCTGAACAACACATGATGCATCGGTAGCAAGAACCTCCTTCAACCAATTCAAAGGCAAAGTATTAACCATTTTAACAGACTCGTCATATTGATCTATGGCGATGTGTGTCCCAAGGATAACTAATCTCCCAGCATCCAATACCACACATGGCGAACCGCAATCGCCATTAAGTGTCTGAAACACGCTCTTATACTTGCCATAAGAAAACTTATGATCAGGAGGTAATCCAGCTCCCACTGCTGCCTCGACCATCTCACCAGAGCCGAATAATATTGGCTCAGAAGGCACAGTGACCAACCCCTCTTCCCTCATAAATAGATTGACAGCTGACCACCGAGTTCCAGACCCAGGATTAACCACGTATGGAAGCAGATTTGGTCCTGGTGGTGTACTCAAATGAATCAAAGCATAATCCGCATCTGGGGCCATTTTCACCATCGACATATCAAACGCTCCTGTGAATGTGGCCATATTTGTGCCAATTGAAGATGCCCGAGTCAATGTAACAACCTTGGCAGCAGAGATGCCCTTCAAACGCATAAAGTGTAGGGGTACTAACCAATATTGGCCAAAAACATTCAAGCCAATAATGGTGGTATTCACGCCAGAAAAACCAAGTTGTGCAATGGAATGTTCCAGAGTATTTTTAAACCACTCTGGATTCCCAGTCTTACTTTTCTCTGGCAAATATGCTCCGAAGGATAATCTACCTGATGTTTTCCAAGTATTCTCAACGTTGGAATCAGGCTCTGGGGGAGTAGTTCCCGTGGGTATATCATCAGAAAGGCCTTGAGTCCTAATACTCCCTGTTTTCCAGTTGCAAGTTTGGCTGTAATACCAAACTGCGAAAGCCCCGCCTCCCAAAGCCAATAGAATAGCAGCAATGGTTTTTGGATTCCTGTTAACCCATGAAGTAGTAGCCACCGCCGCTTGCCTCATAGAATTCAGAGTATTGTACCAACCCATCATCCAAGTCACAGCCATGACATCATCACTATTCCAAGTAAAACCCCGCGCCAATACATCTCGAACTCGATAAATGGCAGCAGCCTGTGTCCTTGTAACTGTAGAAAAGCCTATATTCCAGGCTCTCTGATTAATCATGCCGACAAGCCACCAAATAGGATGACCCAAATAAGAATCCAAGAATAAGCACATCATAAAAACGTTATAAGCAGTTTTAAAGAAAAGCCAAAACATTCCATATTGAATCATGATAGCATAAATTCTTCTGCTTACAGCAGCCTGAAGTCCTCTGATGGCAACATCCATGGCCTGAATGCGAACGCGAGTACTAGTCTCACGGCGATTAGGCGCTGGTGCTCCATCAACTTGCCTCGGATTCCTCCTAGCACGCACAGGTTCCGGCCGATCACGACGATTGCGTCGCGCCGCTCCTTCACGCTGACGATTGGCAATGGGCACAAATCTTCCAACAACTTCTGGTTCAACATCAGGATCTGAATCACTGTCCACAACCAAATCAGGCACATCATCACTACTAATCTCTTCCACTGCTGGCACTGGACGCAAGCAAGTACAGAAACACATCATGTTCTTGCAAACTTCGCAAACCTTCACTTCCGAAACTTTCTTCAGAAAGCCATCTGCTTTAGATTGATTCTCAAAATAGGCTGAACTTTGTTTGTCAACCCAATTCATCAGCTCAGCAGTTGAGATATCTTTCTGGATAGTCCTATACGTGACAGACTGGCCCTTATTGGTTAAAACAACTTCCTCAATCACAAAAGTCCATAGATCCATCTCATCATCACCAATCTTGTTGGGATCCAGAGTTCCATCTGTAGAAAATTCAGGACGAACAGTCGGAGTTATAACAAAAGGAAACCTGCGCAAAACTGCTCCCGCTGAACGAACCGCATGATGGGCATTCAAATCTTTATTATTTGAAGTAGCCAAAACAATCTGGGGGGCAACATATCTCTTACCCTTCTCTTCAGCGATAGCCATCTGAGGATAGAACATCACATTGTTGACAACCTGAATGATTTCATTAATTTCTAAAGAAAATTCAGGGCACTTTGGATTAGTCTGTCCAATATCATCATATAGGATTCCCCAATAACTATTCATATAACATGACCAATATTCTTCCTTCAACGTGCGTGTATAGATGCCCCCATCTGGCAATTCCAAACCAGTTTTCATTACCGTATGATATGGATTCGTCAATTGAAATCGCTTAAATATCATTGCCGTTATTGAACTCTTACCTATCTTTGGCGTTCCGTTAATTAACAACGTAAATGGAGCTGGCCTTGAAGAACTTGCTCTCGCCATAGAGTTTAATTCCAACATCAGCGAACGTAATTGAAGTAAACCAGAAGTGAATGCAGGTCTTACGCCTAATTTGACTCTGGGTCTTAAAGTTTCGCCCTTGACTATCAAATTACGCAATCTCAGTTCCAAATCCTGTAAAGAAGCATTCAAAGCAGGCTCAATTGGAACCCTCTTGATTTCAGCTGTAATAGCTTCCACTGATTCCATATAAGCAGTAACTTCATTGTCATTCCGCAAAAATACATTCATGTCGCGCGTCTTGTAAAACTCCCAGGACGCCGTTGCTAGATTGCTAATTTGCTCCAATAACACTTGACCCAAATTCATCGATTTTTCAGGTAAAGTGGTGAAGACAGCCGTATCCCACTTGGTCAAATGGTCCCAATCAATCTTACCATCTTTAAATACAAAAAGCAAGTGCCAAATCAAAGAAATCAAGCGAAAACTAGCCTTTATAGACGAGGAATTGAAAACCCCTTTGAAGAAAGTGGCTAATTGTTCAGCGTTCTCTTCTAAACCCTGACATTCCACATTGGCTCTCTTAAAAACATAACCTTCTGGCAAAATCTCATCATCTGGATCAGGTGAAATTCCTCTTGCAGAAGTATAATCACCATCATCAGAACATTCTTCCCCATCAGGATTAACACTGATGTGAATACTATTCTTACCTTCCTTATAGAATTTGTCGCAATTAGCTTTGACAGCAGTCAAATTGTGAAACAAAGTGTAGAAATTGCTCAAACGAATATCAACTCCCTGCTCATAGCTCAAGTCCAAAAGAGTATCTAGCCACTGAGTCACAGCAACAATCCTATCTGTCACATTCCTGCTCCGCCAAAATGCATATGCAAAGAAAACTAATGATTTCAAAAATCTCAGGGGTACAGTCTCATTAATCCCAATAGCTCGTAAAACACCTTGAATATTTAATTCCTGTCCCCTCTTTGGAAATCTTAAAGCCAAATATAGGAACGCTCTCTCATATGAATCCTGAGAGATCACCCGGTATCTAACAGAGCTGTGATTACCTATTACATTGCAAATGACTACAAAATCGCCATTTACTCGGCGTTTTGAAAATGTAATTTGCTTATCAGGCATGGCCTTCCTTACAGTTTCCATCCAAATTGTCTCACTCGATTTCGCTTGAATTGAAACCCGAGTATTATACTCCGGCCTCTCAAACAAATAAAGATGGCCAAGATTTGCCACAACTAAAAAGAAGAAAAACAGGGAAAACTTTATGATAGTATCATAGCTGAAAAAATTCAATACACCACTCAAGCCTCTACGCAAATTCTGATACAAAGCTTCAAGACAAGATATATGCAAAAAATCAAAATAAGCATAATCATCTTTGGGTGGTAGTTCAAACTCAGGCAATCGTTCACCTTCAGCATTATCAATCCTCAATTTCAAAGCGAACAGCTCCTTCCATTCCTCGAGAGATAAAGCAGGTATAACCACATTGCAATCTCCACGAGGACAGTCTGAAACTAATTTATCCACATTGATACAAAAATTGATAAGGGACATAAAAGTGAAGTTTTTACTTTTGGTGCAAGCGTTGCCCAGTTCCTTAAGAAAGGAATAACTCTGGTATGCTATCTTGCTAGACGGTGTGAGCCTCTTTCCATCGACCACATTAAATTGATCAATAGACGGTGTTTCGTTATCGCTATAATTTCTAGCGTAGCTCACACATTCAGCAAAAGTTAATTTAAAATCACTTTTATTCCGGACTTCTTTCAATTTGAAATTAGTCCATAAGGGATCCTGTGTACGAACAGAATCTTTAATACGTTTTTCCACCGTTTCCTCCTTCCAGTTTTCCGCTTTAGCATTGCTGCTATTACGGGTGGCCAGGTCGTCCTGGGTGCCCTCTAAGAGGTGACACACTTCCAGCTGGTTTTTAATCAGCGAAGCCCCAAATGTTGTGCCAAACACAACAACCAAAATCAGCAGAGCCATGTTTTTCTTTTCACCATTGAAAACGAAAACCATTCTGCTGTTTTTTCCTCCAAAGACCTCATTTAACTTGTTGTTCCCTAACCATATCGATAGTTAGGCCGACAAGCAGCGTACAATATTATTCATGGGGAGAGGTATAGTTCTTCGAACTAATGACTGAGTACGAACCCATTGTGCAATCTGGCTTGCACCGCCTCCGTAATTCCGGAACGAATACGCATCGGCTAAATGTAAAATAACAGTTCACGTCAGTAAATGATCTTTGCAGACTAGGGAAATATTGGCCCTGTCGTGCTATCAAAAACTGTCTTCACCCGTTTCAAAAACACCTAACAAAAGAAAGAAATAATTTTAATATTTCAAACAGCTAAAGGTACGTCGAGCATTACCTACATAAGAATCAATTCTACTATAATATCGGGGCTTCCGCATCATAGAATCAATTATTAGTAAGACTTAAAATCAGCTCAAGACTTATATATCTTGACAAATTATTCCAAGAAAACTTTCAAAATTTCGCTTTAATATCACTAAAATCACGAATATGAAATATAATCAAGGAATGCATCATCAATCCCATTAAAAATGGGCACACTTCTGGCAGCCAACCAGAAGGGAGGATCTTAAATACAAGATCCCCAAAAAGCTTAACAACTAGCTAAAATAGCACCCTGTTGTATAAAAATAGGGCGTTTAGAAAGACGGAGAAAAAACTCGCAATCTCACTCTGTGCAAAAGATATTCACTAATAATCACCGCATAAGCGGCCGATAAAAGTGCAAATACTTTATCTAACAGAATGAGACGACGGGTTAAAAC